GATGCTCAGTAATGCAAGAAGGAAGTTCAATGCAGCAAGTACAGACATTGTCATTGATGAGATGAAGCTGAAACATTCTGATGTCCGAATTGTCTATGGTCATACGAATCACATATATATAATTTGGACAGAAAATGGCACAGCATATTCAGCAAATAATGAAGGAGAGTATGAACCATTCTTGTGTAGAACTGATACAGGAGAATATGAGTTCATTCCCGGTGTCGCAGTAAAAAGAGATACGGAATTTGACCTTAAATTTTAATAACCATGGCCAGCATTAGAAAAATAAGGAAAGCCTTTAAGTACAGATATGGCATCAAGATTATTAGCGTCCGCCTCAAATTCAAAAGTGCGGCGATACGCTTCACGCCAACAATGCGTAAACAGTTCAGGCAGAGTTTTACGGAGGCTATGAGAAATAATTTTTATTAAAGTTACTTATGTACATAGACAAGGATAATTGGGGAAAGTTCTCTATCAATGACTTAAGCGAAAAGGATCTTCGTATGTTCTACGAATCCTTGAAAGCCTATGCCCGTTGTAATTTCGGGCATCTTCACCCCGAAGACAGCGTAAGGATGATAGAATTTGACAGTGAATTTAACAGTGTAATGGCAAATGAAGAACAATGTCAAAAACAAGCGTTGGACAGGGCAGGACGCCGACTATGTCCGGCAGAGCCTTGGAAGGGTATCGATTGAGGATATGGCGTTCGCACTCGGCCGCAGCCCGATGTCCGTCAGGCTTTTTATATTACGGAAGCGTCTGTCGGTAGGGCCGCAAGTAAAGCGCAACTTGCTGATAGAAATGCTCAAGATAAAATTCAGACATCTGGAAGATTTCAACCCTTCGAGGAATTTCTATGAAGAAACCGGAATCGGCCAGCGTAGATTCTGGGATTTGTACTTTGGGCGCAGGCCCATCACCGGCAAGGAATATACTGCCGTTGCGGCATACCTTGGCGTTACTCTGCAAGAGGCTTTTGAGTCACGCCAGCTCGAACTGTTTGAAGAGGAAAAATAAATGTATGATTGACAAAAATTTCATTGATAAGGTAAAGTCCGCATTGAATATCGTCGATGTGATCGAATCATTTACACATTTGCGCAAAGCCGGTGTGAATTACAAGGGGGTCTGCCCTTTCCATGATGACCACGCGCCGTCAATGGTGGTAAGCCCTTCAAGACAAACCTACCATTGCTTTGTTTGCGGAGCGAGTGGTGATGCAATCTCATTCGTCCGGAACCATCTGAACCTTAGCTTTGTCGAAGCTTTGAGGTGGTGTGCCAAACTGGCGGGAGTGGATTTTCCTGAACGCCAGATGACCGAGGAAGAGGAAATACAGTACAAGCGGAAAGAAGCGCAGCGGATAGTGCTGGAGGCGGCGGCGAAATACTATCAGAACAATCTACGGCAAGCTGAAACATTCCTGCATACAAGAGGCTACAGCATTTCCGACAAAGTCATAAATGACTTTGGCATTGGCTATGCTCCAGAAGGCAATCTGGCCCTCAATGCACTGGCGACGGCAGGGTATTCTACCGAGCTCATGAAAGAGGTGGATATAATAGGACTGAATGACGGCAGGGCATACGACCGTTTCAGAGACAGGGTTATGTTCCCGTTCTATGATTTACAGGGGCACATCGTTGGATTCTCCGGCCGCATCATCCATCCGAGAGATGGAGTCGGAAAGTATGTCAATACAAGTGAGACACCGTTGTTTACCAAGGGAAAACATATCTTTGGACTGTACCAGGCGCGGAAAGCTATAGGCAGACAGAATTTCGTCTATCTTGTGGAAGGACAATTTGATGTGCTCACCCTGCACAAGGTGGGTGTGGAAAACGTCGTCGGTGGAAGTGGCACAGCTTTTACCGATGATCAGGTAAGCCTCTTGTTGCGATTCACAGACCAGATCGTGATGATATACGATTCGGATGCCGCCGGTCTGAAGGCCTCCTTGAAAAACTGCGAACTGCTGTTGAGAGCCGGGGCCAGCGTCAAGTGCATCCGGCTGCCCAAAGGGATGGATCCTGACGAATTCGGCAAGATGAAAGGGGAAAGGACGAAAGAGCTGCTTCAGGAGGGCGTGGAGACCTTCCCCAAGGCTTTCAAGCGGATGCTCGTACCGAGAGGCTGCAAAGACGAGACGGTCATCGTCAATGCCCAAAACACCATCTGCCGTCTCATCGCCTGCGTCCATGATGCCGGGTTGCGGCTGGAATACATCCGCTCTACGGCTGTAGACTTCAGTTCCCGGATTCCCATCATAGAGGATAAGGTGAAGTCGGCCCGTATGGAAATGCAGTCGGCCCTGCCCCCGTCCAAGGCACAGTCGGGCATCTTTGGCATTGACGCTCTGAAAGAGAACCTCGAGAATGACAGGCCGGGCATCCTCACTTCGGTCATGCAGGAGTTTCTTGACCAATATGGCGAAGAACCTGTTGTCTACGTCTCTGGTGTTCCTTCTGTAAATGATATCCAACAACTGCGCAGGGTCTATTGCTATTTTGTGACATCAGCCACAGGATGCGGTGTCAAGGCTGACGGCTCTGAAACGGACTATCTGAAGACGCTGGCGGAAATGTTCCGTTCCGGAATCAACATTTCCGTTGCCTGTGGGGACAAGACGGAATCCTTTGTGGATTACTATATCCGTGTTCACGGACAGTTCCTTGAGGGCTATCTTGGAGATAAGGTTCCGCTCGTCAGCCGCTGTATAGAATTGACCAGTTATGCCGACGACACGGTCATTACCGTCAACCGGAATCATTATTGCAGTCTCCTGAAGCTCAATAAAGGCCAATTCGACGACCTGCGGAAGCCTTTTGTCTCCAAGCGTAAATCGGCCATGAAAGTCAGCATGTTGGCCGAAAACCTCGACGACGAGGAGTTTGACGTAAACGACCCGCCGGACTATGTGGAAGACAACGAGGATTACCGCCGGATGTGGAGGGAGTGCGGCTATTACCCGCGCCTCAATAAAAGGAGCGAGCCGGTCTGCTATATGTTCCGCAACAAAAACGGCAACGGCATGACCCAGGTTGCCGACTTCTTCATGACACCTTTGTTACATATCTTTTCCGACGATTTTGAACAGAACAAGCGCGTTCTGCGCATCAACCGCCGGTATTACGAAACACCCATCTACATTGAGGTTCCGTCGAAGGCTCTGCTGAAGATGTCATCGATAGAGGAAGTGCTCATCAACTACGAGGCGGTAAATTTCAATGGTGAGGAATGGCAGTGGAAAGCCATAAAGACCTATATGAGCAGACACTTCGTGATGTGTTCCGAGGTTAAGGTGTATGGAAACCAACAGGGAGAGGGCATGAGCCGCAAACCGGACGAGCAGTTCTTTGCGTTCGCCAACGGCATATTCCACTGTGAAGACGGCCGATGGAAATTTGAGCCGGTCAACGAATTGGGTGTCGTCACCCACAACAAGAGCAACTACTACCTGCCGGCATTCTCCACCATCTATGCCGGCAGCGGAAAGCTGTCAGATAAATACGAACTTATCAGTCAGTTGGTCTACAAGGAAGTTCCCGCCGAGAAGCGAGTCTCATTCGAAAAATGGGCCTCCCTGATGGATCGGGTTTATAAAATCAATGACAACGGGAAATGGGCCGTCATATTCGCCATCATGTGTGCCTTCAGAAGCAATATCCATTGTATCGACCGTCTGTTCACGGCCCCCTTCTTCATGGGCCCGATGTCATCGGGAAAGACACAGATAGCCATATCTATACGCTCGCTGTTCATATCGCCAAATATACCCATATTCAATCTTAATACGGGTACAGATGCTGCCATGTCCACCATCATGGGTACGTTCAAGGATGTGCCGGTCGTGCTTGACGAGTACAACAATAAGGACATCTCCGACACAAAGTTCCAAGCCCTCAAGGGTATCGTGTATGACGGTGACGGCAAGCAGAAGCGCAAAGGAACATCCGGGCGTGAAATCGAGAACGACAAGGTGTTCGCCCCGGTCATCATCTGCGGTCAGGAGACACCGCAGCGCGATGACAACGCTCTCATGAGCCGCGTGATAGTCTGCGAGGTTCCTAAGCCCCGGAACCGGACGCAGGAAGAAGTGCGCATCTTTGAGGAGCTGAAAGCCATTGAAGACCCTAACAAGGTCGGCCTGTCCAATGTGCTGCTGAAGATATTGGAACTCCGGCCGATGTTCATGGATCACTTCCGGCAGCTCAAGCAGGAAGCGTACAACGAACTCAAGCAGGATGTCATCAATTCTGGAGAAATGGATCGCCTGATGAAGACGGCTTCCCTTTTCCTTGGAACGGTAAAACTCATCGAGCGGTATTCTGAATTGCAGCTGCCATTCACCTACAGCGAGTTCTTCAAGATCGCACAGGAGAAAATCAAGTTCCAATTATCACTCATTCGCAGTACTGACAAGTTGGCCATGTTCTTCACGGCCGTCAACAACATGATCGACACCCGGCAAGTCCTTGAGGGACGCGAGTTCCTCATCGAGCAGCCCAAGAAGGTCACGGGGACGGATTCGCACGGGGACAAGCATACCTTCACTTTCGCGCCGGACACCAACATCATGTTCCTACGCTTGAGCGCGGTGTTCAGCATCTTCGACCGCGGCGGATACAACAGTGAGGGCAGCACGCTTTCGACAATCGAACAAAATCTACGCAGCCATCCGTCCTACATCGGCACAGTGCCCTCTCGGCGGTTCGCATGGGAGGAAACGGAAGATGTGGCCCGAGCCAATTATGATGATACGGTGAACAGGATAAGAAAGATGAAATCCACATCCACCAGTGCCATCATTGTCGATTACGACAAGTTCCGCGAGATGTACAACATCGATTTCCGCCGTGTTTATGTGGAAGACAAACCCGAAACGGAACCGATACGGGAAGTACAGCCAGAGCCCGCCCCATCCGTGCCTGTAGACCAAGACCTTCCATTCGGGCCAATGGAAGACAGTGACAAACCGTTTTAATTATAGCAATATGAAAATAGTAATTTCCGCATCAATGAATTTAATAGCATTAGTTGTAATTTGTTTATTTGTGAGCCGTACAAGCATCAGATTCCATCCCTTTTCCTTTCGCATGGAAAAGCCAATGTTGGGTATAGGCGTGTTTTTTCTGACATTGGGTCTGTCGCTAATGCTCAGTCAATACTATGAAGATGGAAAAAAGAAAGCCAAAATGGAAATTAGACATGAAGACAATCGAAATTAAGAAAGAAGATATCCGGCGGGCTATCAAGGAAGCCGATGGAAATCCTGTAGCCCTATCATGCCTCCGCAGTCTGATAGGGAATGACGTTATGGAGGATGCCATGCAAAATGAATTTAAACCGGTATTGGATGCTTGCTGTGGAGGCAGAATGTTTTACTTCAACAAGTACGACGACCGTGTGCTATTCCAAGACATTAGGGACTTCGACACTATACTCTGTGACGGAAGGACTTTTTCCGTCCATCCTGATGTATGCGCTTCTTTCACGGAAATGCCCTACCCGGATAACTGCTTTGCAATGGTAGTATTTGATCCGCCGCATTTGCTGCGCAACGTAGGCAAGTCAAAGTTCGCAGACATGTACGGAAGTCTGAATCCCAAGGCATCCCCGACAGGCTACCAGCACATCAAATACGGTGCCTTACCGAACAGGGACTGGCGCGACATGCTAAAGAAAGGCTTTGCAGAATGTTTTCGGGTGTTGAAGTCCGGTGGCTTCTTGATATTCAAATGGAACGATACTGATATAAAGACCACAGAAGTGCTGAAGCTCACTCCAGAGAAACCAATCTTCGGACATCTTTCTGGCAAGCGTTCCAACACGCATTGGATTTGCTTCATGAAAGGAAACAAGCAATTTCCCTCAAGCAATTAGGCTTGCTGACATCATACAGAAAGAGCGTACATTCCTCCAATATAACTATACAAAGATACAAAAAAAACAGAGAACGCCAACAAAAAAAGCATATTATTTTTCCCCAAAAAACATTTATTTTTTCTCAACGAAGCCGTGCCTGTTCATCCGAACTGGCACGGCTTTCTTTTCCAAAAATCTTGACGCAGAATCTGCGCAAAATCCCCCGCACCCCCAATTTTATATAAAAGCAAGGAAAACACGACTTTGAAAATTATTTTTTCAGAAAAAGCGTTCCTACAATCCTACAATCCTACAAATCACTTTCCGTTTTCAAAATATAGATTACATAACTATTTATATATCATATAGTTATATTTATTTATTGAAGTTATGTTGTTTGTAGGAAATGTTGTAGGATTGTAGGATGCTGTAGGAAATAGAATTTTTTAGTAGGAAACACCATTTTCGGAATTCCATCCTACAAAATTCCCGTTTCAGGTCGTTGTAGGATAGAATAGGATAATACTTTTATGTGATATAACCAAACAAATGTTTGAAATGTCTTTTATAATTCGTTGATATTTAGTAACTTTGTAAAATCATCCGTTTATTTGTAGGATTGTAGGACAGTAGGAACACAAAATCTTAAAAAACGACATGCAGAAAGAAAAACGCCTTCTGAAACAGGTAGCCACCATCCGTATTGAACCCTATCTTGCGGAGTACATCATTGGAAAATACGGCATTGACCTGAGAAGCAGTGCCGTAAAAATACCTTACACAACCGACCTTTACCACTGCGTTTGGGAGCTGATGAGCAGACAGCGTTCCAACCAGTCGGAGCCGGAAGACGGAAATCTGCATTTGCAGCTGCCTTTCCGCAAAGGCAAAGCCGGTGACTCTGGTATGCCTTGGAAGGATCCTGCCTATTACAATTACCTCTCCCCTGCATCGGCCAAGGAGATAGAAAACCAGATACGCCGCATGTTCAATTTTGAACTTCACCGTGTGCTGTTGGAGAATGAGGAGTTCGGGCGCAAGAAACGCAACCTTGATGTCATCTATGATTTTATCCGTGCCTACCAGTTGAAATCCATCTCGTCTGACGCATTGTTGAAGAACTATTACCGTTTCCGTAACCGTCTGCGGCCAAAGAAAATCCGACGATACCAGAAAACGTCATGCAATTAACATCATTTAATACAGACCGAACAGGCTTTTTCGTCATTCAAAATCATAGGCTATGATAGAGTTCTCAAATCTTATCCAAGTAACACCGATTGCCTCGGGCAATTCCAACCCAGCCAAAGTATATGAATTTGTAGCGGATTCCTTCTCCTACAATCCCCAACTCACTGACAATGATGCTGGTAACTACTGGAATTGCGATAAGACACTCGTGATAGACTTACCCGACAATGATGTGCGCCGTTTCTTTTCTATTGAGCGCAATGCCATCGTAAAGATAAGGACCTCTGACCGACGGGACTTTCAGATAGGGACATCCGACACTCCTGCCCGGGTACAGATTTCTTCTAACTTGACATCCGCCAACCTCGTCATCAAGTGCAAAATGCTTACCGACCCGTTATTATAAGTCTTTTGCCTACACCTTATTATATAGTAAATTCGCATCAAAAATATTTTGATGAACGAATTACAGAACCTTCTTGTTTCGGGGAAGCCGTTGTTTATCACCATCGACGGCTTTCGCCAAGCCATGCTTGCTGCTTTTCCACTCAATGGCAAGACCGAAGAACGGGCCGGTGTAAAGGCGACTTTCGGCTTTACACCGGCCGAAGTGGCTGCTTATCTGAAAGACCACACTTGGTATCAGTTCGAAACACATGTTGCCCTTGAGGAACTTAAGAAGGTACTGGCGCAGGACAGTGATGCACCGGCCGTGACGCTTACCGACGAGTTCGACGATGACCAGCTCCCCGACAACTCCATTGCCTACCACCGTATATGGGGTACGGTCACCGCTGACAGCAACTGGTATTTCTCATCTAAGCAGCTCGCAGCCGACCTTCAGGCAGCCGAAGCCAATCCGCAGATTTCCTGCCATTTTCTGCATATCAACTCCCCTGGAGGCGAGGCGTGGTATCTCGACCGTCTGAGCGAAACGCTGCGTGCCTGTCAGAAACCAATTCTCACTTTCTATGAGCAGATGTGCTGCTCCGCCGGCTATTATATCGGTTGTCATGGCAACCGTATCTATGCGCTTACCGACAACGACTATGTCGGCTGCATCGGCACAATGTGTAGTTTCTACGACTTTGAGCCTTACTTTGCAAAGCTCGGTATCAAGCGTGTAGAAGCCAAGGCCACCAATTCCGATTTGAAAAACAAGACCTTCGACGACCTGCGCCATGGCAAGGACGAGAAATTTGTACACGACATTCTCGATCCGCTCAACGCCCAGTTCCTTGCTGAGGTACGTTCCCAGCGCAGCCAACTTGCA